TATACTGTTGTCACAGCAGGAACTTAGCTCCTAATCAGAGGGCATTATACAGAACAGGGGTGTCATTTGAGATACCAGAAGGCTATGTGGGTCTAGTGTGGCCTAGATCAGGACTATCTGTTAAACGAGGTATTGATGTTTTAGCCGGAGTAATCGACTCTGGATACAGGGGAGAAGTAAGGGTTTGTTTATATAACACAAGTCACGATTGGTTAGAAGTAAAGGAAGGCGACAGGATTGCACAAATCTTGTTTCAGGAAGTTCCACAGTTTCAATTACAAGAAGTCGATATACTACAAAACTCCGACAGAGGCGAGGGAGGTTTTGGAAGTAGCGGCAAATAAGAAGGATTATAAATGCGAAAATCGCGCAATAAAAAGCAGAAGAATGAACGACGAAGAGTAGTGCCCATAACTGCTAAAACACTCAACCAGAAAGAGTATATAAGAGACATAGTAGAGAACGACGTTATATTTTGTACTGGGCCTTCTGGCAGTGGTAAATCTTACATTGCCGCAGGTATAGCTGCAAATCATATGTACAGAAATGAAGTAGAACAGATTATAGTGACTAGACCGTTGGTGTGTGCGGGTCAAGATATTGGCTCACTACCCGGCGAACTAGATGAAAAAATTAAACCGTACTTACTGCCTATGGAGGAAAACCTAAAGCATTTTCTTGGCAGGGACTACTACGGCAAACTTTTTAATGATGGCAGAATAAGGTATGAACCTCTTGAGGTTATGAGGGGTGCAACATTCCATGAGGCGTATATGATACTAGATGAAGCACAGAACTGCACTCTAGCGCAAATAAAAATGTTTATAACTAGAATGGGTGAGAACTCTAAGGTTTTAATCAATGGAGACATACGCCAAACGGATATAAAAAGGTTTAGCGGCCTATTAGAATGTGTTGATAAACTTGAGGGAATAGAGGGCGTGGGCGTTAGCCGCCTATATTACGAAGATATACAAAGAAATGGGATAATTGGCAGAGTCCTTGAGGCTCTAGAGGATGAGTATTATGATTAATTATGATTATATTTGTGATAACTGTGGACATGAACTTAGTAATGTGTTACAATCCATAAAGGATGACCCACTCACTCACTGCGATGAATGTGGTGAAGAAACCTTATCTAGGGTTATCTCTGGAGGACGTGGGGCATTTGTTCAGAATGTATCTACTATAGGCCAACTGGCAGATAGAAACACGAAAAACATGGGGCACTATAAAAAGTCTGAAATAGAAACAAAGGCGAAAGAAAACAAAGCCAAGTCTAGCCCAACAGAGAAACAGATATATGGCAAGCACGCAACAGCCAGCAGATCTGAAATAAGCAAGATGACTCCTAAACAAAAACAAAACTATATTATGAAGGGTGAAAAATGAGATATTTAGATCCTGATGCAGACAAGATGCATAAAGAAAGATTCAAATATGAAAGGTTTGGTAATGCTGGCGAGTTAGTTGCCAATGAGAAGGAAAAGGTTTACGCACAAAAAAAGATTAGCAAAAGTATTACATACTCAATTGCTACTTACGACAACCTACCGTTTAATCCGGCAGGTATGTATTCGTCCAGAAAAGAACATATTGAATTAAAGATGAAAAATGTAAACAAAGAAACCTTTGATTTCTATATGTTATTTCTAAAGACAAATAATTCTTTATATTTTACAAAAGCACAGAGGAGCTATTTAAATGACTAAAAAAGGGCCACTAGGAAAAGCGGAAGAGTTTTATGTTGAACATCACTACAAAATCAATACTGTAGACGAGATTGCCAAATCACTTGACAGACCAAAAGCCACGATCAAGAAAAAGGTGTCTCTGCTAAAGGAAAAGGATGGAGCAGCACTGACCGCTGGTTCTCAAATCGCACGACAGCCGGGAGTTGCTATCATGACAGAGAACGCATCTAGCGTCTCTGACGAAAACAAAAAGGCATCTTCAGTGTCTCCCAGATTTACAAGTTGCACCACTAGGATTACTAAATAAATGTTAATTACAGGACGAGATAATTGGCTACCTCACTACAGGAAAAATAAAAGTAGTATTTGGGTCAGTGCAGAGCTTTCCAATGGTGAAACAGTATTCTTCAAAGAGGAAGATAATACTGGAAGGCTTATATCTTGGTTGGAAGTAAAAGACTACTGTAGCACCAAAGGTTGTGATGTTAACACATTGGTGTTGCAGTTTAAGTCCCATAAGGTTCCAACGGATGTGTCTGATGCAGAAGCTGTTTACCTATCTAGGTCAACGGTGGGTAGGCTAGGAGCAGAACAAAGCCGAGACTGCATAACCGTAGGAAGGCTTATTGATGGAGAAGTTCACAAAGTAATGTGGATGGTTCCAGAGCTAATTGAAGAAATTAAAACAAAAGATAATGTTGAAGAATGTATACAAGAAGCGTTGTTATATCATGGTAAAAAAACGAACAGAGAATAGTAACTACATATCGCCTTCCACTGGAGAATACTGCACATGCGCTCAGTACATAGCTGAGATAATGTGTAATCGTATGGCACAGAAAGAAAATGAAGGTACTCAAGCATATAAGTTTTGGAACACCAAGAAGTGGAAAAAAACTTATTCTTATCAAATTATCTTAGCGAACAGATTGATTAAAAAATTTGACTGTTCAGCTATTATCAAAGCTATAAATTCTAAAGAGCTTAAACACGTTTATTCGCTTGGCTATCCGAAGTTAGACCAAGTAATTCTTAAATATCAAAAAATAATTGAGCAACAGAAGGCTGATTCTACTACTATAAATATACAGGATGCACCGAAGAAAAGGTCTTCCTCGTTCGGTAGTAAGTCTAAGTTGCAAAGATTGAGAGGGTTAGATGGCAAAAAGGAAGAAGAAGATAGATAAGTTTACACAAGACGTTGTAAGCAGTACCGTAGTCTCCACGTATGGTGACGTTGTTAGGACTGGAACAGAAGTTCTAGAAAACCTCAACAACCTTCAGGTTATAGGTATTTCACCGGCATTGGATATTGCGCTCGGTGGAGGACTCAGAGAAGGCAGTTGTGTCGTCATGACTGGCGACCCAAAGAGTGGAAAGACTACCACTGCACTACACTTTGCCGCCAAGTGTCAGGCTCTCGGTAAAAAGATAATCTATGCAAACACTGAAGGGCGATTGGCGAAGCAAAACTTTGATGGTATAAAAGGGCTAGACCCAGACAAAATACTTATTGTTGAGTCTACCGATGACAGAGTTTTGTCAGCAGAGGACTTCTTAAACATCATAGAGTACTACATTAACAACGATCCTGAGTGTTTAATTATTGTGGATTCTATGTCTAACATGGTTCCCAAGATTGAGTTAGAGGGCGAGGTCAGAACTGGAGTTCGCAACGCACTACCAAGACTCCTATCAATGTTCTTTAAGCGTATCGGCGGATCTGTTACCAAAAATAAAACAATCATCATTTGCATTACGCACAACATCGCAAATACAAGTGGTAGCAGGTTTGCACCAATGAAGATGGCAGACTGCGGAAATATGTTACAATACCAAGCTGGGACTAATATGATTATTACCCATCGTGGCAAGTGGCAGGTTCCTGCTCAGACTGGGCCTCACGTTGGACAGATAGCCAACTGGAATATTAAAACCTCTAACGCTGGAGGGATACCAAACTCAACTGCTGAAAGCTGGATTAAGTATGGTATTGGATTAGATGAAGTACAAGAGGTTGTTCAAATTGCGTGTGAGTTTAGGTTTATCAAAACAGCGGGAGCTTGGTATACCATTCAGTGCGCTATTGAAAACACGGAAGACCCAGTTATTGCTAAGGCATTAAAAGATAACGAGGTAGGAGAAAAAGATGAAGACATTGAGAGGTTCTTCAAGTTTCAAGGGGTAAATAATTTATCTGAATTCCTAAATGAAAACCCTGACATATGTGATTTTATATACGAACAAATTAAGGAACTGTTTTGAAAGTAACGGGACTAAACGGTAGGGAGTATAACCTTAACTTACAAAAGTATGACGTGAAGGCAAACGACAAAAGGAAGAGGTCAAAGCATCACGTCAGAGCAAGAAAGTTAATTAAAGAAGTTTATCATAGCTATCGAATACTAGAAGAAGTTAAGCTGCCCGGAAGTACCTCTGCACATAAGCGATCTGTATTGTATTTAGATTTTTTCATACCAAACATACGGAAAGCTGTAGAGGTACACGGGAGACAGCATTATGAACATATTCCATTCTTCCATAAGAGCAAGGCAGATTTTATATTAGCCAAGGCTAGGGACGAAGATAAAATTGAATGGTGTGAACTAAACGATATTGAAATAATAACATTAAAATTTTGTGGGAGTGACGATGACTGGAGAAAATCAATTAAAGGCATCTGAAAGGTTAGCAGATCACATTAAAGCAGTAGAAGATTACATCAATTTAGCAAATGTTTCTTATTCTAGTTTCAATGTTGAGTATTATGTTGCCTCCAATTTAACCAAAGAAGATTTAGGCAAGATGACAACTCAAGAATTGTTTGATACGGCGTATCTACTATACGGATATTCAACATATATTCAAGATGAAATCAACAAGAACAAGGTTGCGTTAAGCTGGTGCGAAGATCAGATTGAAAAACTTGTAGCCGCCAACTTAAACAACTTTGACCAGTACACTAAGCATGATGTAAAAAGGCAGATTATCATTAAAGAAAATAGCTATGCCACAAGCGTGGACGCTATGAGATCAGTAGCAGAGGCAAGGTTGCAGTCGCTAGAAGGCAAGGCTTACGAGCTTAAGAGACAGGGAGACATCCTGTTAGAAAGAGGCAAGAGACTATGAATCCAGAAGACATGAGCGTAGAAGAGCTTGAGGCTTTACTCGCTAGGAAAAAACAGGTAGTAGAGGAACCCAAACAAGAAGTTGGTGAAGACTTCTATGTTTCTGTTAAACACGAGGATGGAGATAGGCGTAAGAGACCAGTAGTGGGTGGCGAAAACACTTGGGAAGACACTGGAGAACACAAGGATATTGAAACTCCAGATGTTGCACCCACGCCAAGAAACAGGCCGCCTGCTAAAAAAATAAAAAGAGCGTGTCACATATGTGGCAAGAAATTTGAAATTGATCCGTCTCTAGTCAGCGGCGAATATGTAAGATGTAATACTTGCACGGGAAGATAAAATGGATTATAATTTGACAGATATTGGGGCAGAGAGGGCAGTACTTGCTGGCCTATTCCAATACGGCATTGACGCATACGTTGAAGTAGCTGACGTAGTAACAGCATCTTCTTTTGGTCATGAGAACAATCAGGTTCTGTATGCTTGCGTTCAGCATGTGGTAGAAAAAAACTCAGAGGTTGATCTACCATCTATACTATCCGCAGCATCTACATTGAACCACGCGGAGAGAGTGGAGAACGAGACTGAGCTTAAGTATATAAAGTCTCTTTTTGATTTTCCAGTAAATCAGAGCAACATATTTAACTTCGCCGTACAGGTTAAGAAGTTTGAGTTTGCTAGGAACATCAAGAAGCTCACGCTTAAGATACACAAAGACATGGACTCAGTTAATGGCACGGAGTCTATTGATGAAATCATTGGTAAAATTGAAGACCCAGTGATGGACTTTCTTCGAGAAGATGACGGAGGAGAGCGCCCAGAAAAAATTGGTAAGGATGTAGATGCCTATCTAGAATTTATTACTGAAAACAAATGTGACGTAATAGGCATACCTTCTGGATTCAATAGATTTGACCACGCCATTGGAGGAGGATTAAGGCGCAAGTGCGTTGACCTAGTTGCCGCAAGGCCAAAGGTTGGTAAGAGTGTCTTCGCTGACAATGTTGCACTTAACGTTGCTTCAGATGGAATACCAGTGCTAGTACTTGACACTGAAATGTCTAAGGAAGACCACCTTAATAGAATCATTGCTAATCTTAGCGGTGTTCCCATTCAAGAGGTTGCTACTGGCCAGTTTGTAGACGATGACCAAAAAAACCAAAGAGTCCACGAAGCAGTAGAGCATATTTCAAACATACCATACAACTATGTTAGTGTAGCGGGCAAGCCGTTTGAACAGATACTCAATATTATTAAACGGTGGATTATCCAAGATGTTAAAATGGACGAGAATGGAAGAACCAATGATTGTGTGGTTATTTATGACTACCTTAAACTAATGTCTTCCAGCTCAATTACAAACAATATTCAGGAATACCAAGCACTTGGATTTCAGATTACAAATCTTCACAACTTGGCAGTAAAGTTTGACTTTCCCTGTCTCTCATTCGTGCAGTTGAATAGAGATGGTATCACTAAAGAATCTACGGACGCTGTGAGTGGATCTGACAGGCTTATTTGGTTATGCACGTCTTTCTCCATATTCAAATCCAAATCTCCAGAGGAGCTGGCTGAGGACGGCCCACAGGCGGGCAATAGAAAACTTGTCCCCATCGTCTCTAGACATGGCGCTGGTCTTAGCGATGGCGATTACATCAACATGAGAATGCTCGGAGAACATGCAAAGTTATTGGAACTAAAGACAAGAAACGAGTTTAAGTCTCAACCAGTTGGAGACACGGGACTTATAAATTCAGAAGGCTTAGAAAAGGTTAACGAAGATGTCGAACAAGATGGACTTGAAGAAGATCAAAAAGCTCCTTGGGAATAATGTAGAACGTATTCTATCTGAGCTTGATATAGACTTTCAAAAGAATGGCGAGAATATCACATGTCCATGTCCAGTTCATGGCGGCGATAACCCAAATGGCTTCTCGTATTCAACGCATAAAAATATTTGGAGCTGTTGGTCAAGAAGGTGTCAGGATGAATACTCTAATGATATTATAGGTTTAATACAAGGCGCGCTATCCAGAGAAGAAGAGGAAGACGTTGGCTTTAGCACCGCACTCACTTGGGCTTGTAATGTACTTAACATTGATAACAATTCTGTCAAGGTAGAAAAACAAACAGAAGAAGAGGATGATGGCTTTGTAAAAATGGTCAGCATGTTCTCTAAAAAGATTGACAAGAGTGACGATGTGCATGTGACGATAGATTGCGATGTAACACATCCGTCTAAGTACTTTAATCAAAGAGGATTTAATGCAGATACATTGTTGCACTTTGAGATAGGAGACTGCGTACAGAAGAAGTCATCTATGGTTCAAAGGGCTATAATTCCTATTCACAACTTAATTGGAGACAAGGTAGTGGCTTACATAGGTAGGTCTACCAAAGACTACATCAACCCAAAGTTTTTATTTACTAGAGGGTTTAACAAACGAAACTATCTATACAACTATCATAGGGCACTAGACAAAGCGCAAGAAACCTCCACACTATTTATTACAGAGGGGCAGGGCGATGTTTGGAAGCTATATGAAGCGGGTGTTAAAAATGCTGTTGGGATTTTCGGCAAATCCGTCAGCCCAGAACAAAAGAAGATATTAGAATCAAGCGGAATAACTAGGCTGGTCGTATTAACTGATAATGACCAAGCGGGAAGAGAATCTAAGATGCAGATACAAAGGCAGATGAGTAGGATGTTCAAGGTTATATTCCCTCGCATGTCCAGAAAGGATGTTGGCGATATGACGGTTGCACAAATTGAAGAAAGTATTTTACCACAGTTGAAAGGTATGTATTAATGAATATACTAGGGATATCAGGTAAGAAACAAGCTGGAAAAAACACAGCGGCCAACTATATTCACGGTGTCGTGTTAAAGCAATCATCAATGATAGAAGATTTTGACATAGACGAACGCGGACAGTTGGTAATAAAAACAAGCGTTGAAGGAGATGTTGAGCATGGTGTTCTAGATGTAACGCGCAAAGACGCAACATTTATTGAATATGCCCACCATAACATGTGGCCCCATGTAAAACTTTATAGCTTTGCAGACGGGCTTAAGAGATTGTGTATTGAGTTTTTCGGGTTGTCTTACGAGCAAGGCTATGGCACAGACAAGGATAAAAATACACCAACCAAAGTAGACTGGGAGGATATACCAACTTGGAAAAACAGCAGCCTAAACAAAAACAGAGGAGCAATGACGGCACGAGAGCTACTACAATATTTTGGTACAGATGTTATGAGAAAGATGTATAATAATGTTTGGGTAGACCACGCACTTTCTACAATCAGGTCTGAGAAAAGTAGCTTAGCAGTAATAGCTGACGTAAGGTTTCCTAATGAAGTGCAGGCAATCAAAGACGCTGGCGGTAAAGTTATACGACTAACCAGAGAATTCAAAGACGATTCGCACTCAAGCGAAAATGCTCTGGATAAAGATAATTACAACTGGGACAATTTTGATTACGTAATTAATAATTCAAGCCCAGAGGTACTCTTTAAAGAAATTAAAAAAATATACGATAGATTGGGAGTCTAAATGTTAGTTACATATATAAGAAGCTCTAGCTTTAATAATTATTCGTATTGTCAAATGCAATACTTTATTACCTACGTTCTTGGGCATCAGTCCACTTCAGGTAAAAAAGCTCAGCTCGGAACAGTAGTACATAAGGTAATGGAAGTTTTAGCTGGATGTCAACACTTGCAGCAGGACAATAAGAAAATGCTGCTTAATGATGATGCGCTTGGAGACATTAAGTTCACGAGAAAAAAGTTAAATAGCGAGGAATTTGTAGAAGATATTTTAAAACAAAGCTATGACTGGTACACCAGTAACTGCACTCATAAATATACAAAGGGAGATTATAAGTTTTGTCAGGACACAACTAGAGAAGCTCTTACATACAACAAGGGATTGTTTGATCCTAGAAATAGAAAGATAGTTGCGGCAGAGCCTCACTTTGACATAGAAATAGAAGAAGATTGGGCTAAGTACGAGTATGAACTTCCTGACGGCCAAAAAATTACTGGAAACTTGGCTATAAAAGGAACGATTGACCTTGTAACTGAAGTAGAAGATGGTATAATCGAGGTAGTTGACTGGAAGACTGGCAAAAGGTTAGACTGGGCTACTGGGGAAGTTAAGACATATGAAAAGTTGTGTTCAGACCCCCAATTATTACTATATAACTACGCCATATCAAAGCTTTTTCCTGAATATGAACAGGCAATAATGACTATATTCTTTATTAAAGATGG